CTTCAACTTCTTTAACTATAGGTTCTATAACGTTCGTTTTCACTGTTTTTCCAACCATACTAGATAACATTTCATGTCTTGCATCAGTAACTAGATAAGGTCGAATTAAACGTCTTTGTCCAACATTATAGGGTCCAGGATTAGGTTCAATTCCTTCACGCAACAATTTATTCTTTTCAAACAAACCAGGTGCGGTAGGATTCAAATAAAGATTAAAAGTCATAGGGGGAAATCCTTGAAATACATAGGGACAGAAATCATCTCCAACTTTACTAAAAACATTGATCACATAATTTCCAGGTATAGCAGTAGCAGTATTGGTATTAACACCAACCGTTATACTTCCCATATCTGATGAAATTCGTTGATCAGTGTCAAGAGTTTCTTCTATCGTCGTTTGCAACAAATTCATTTGATTAGGATTATACCATGGGATTTCAACATTCAAAATCTGATTAACAGATAAAGTCAATATATCCATAGGATTCGAATGAGTCATAATAGGGGTTCTACGTCCAATAACAGGAAAGTTAATGGATGTAGGTCCAATCTTATCAGAAGAATCATACTGCACCCAGGCATACGCACCAGGCAAATATGGCATAATTATTCGATATCTCATGCTTCCACGATAATATCGATATCCGGATAACAAAATTTTTGTATGTGAAGATCGATTAATCAAATCAAATTGATCCGTTCGATCAGGTCTTGGGGGTACAGGGGTCACTTTCAATTTAAACAAAGCATTAGGATATTTATTGCTCGAATTATCAGTATAGATAAAATCTTCAAAATGAATTGGTCGTCTCAACAAATCTTTCACATTTCCAAAATCTTCACCAAAACTTCCCATACCCCATCCATTAGTAGCATAGTGTTGAACACTTGTCACAATATTAGGGGCATTTTCACGCTCACTCATTTCATGACGAGCATCAGTTACAATCAGAGTTTCAGGAGGATCACCTTGAGTCCATACTATGGTCCAAGTTGATACATTCGGGAATAAATATCCATTAGAACTAGCAAACGGTGATCCAGGTATAGCAGCCAAAGCAGTTCTATCCGAATCAGCATCAGTATAAGGCAAAGCGTTCAAAACAGTCTCAATTGCATTTCTAGCAACAATAGACTGATTAATACCATACATAACAATATTAAAACCATCACCAGGACTTGCTAGTTGTCGCAAAGCCAACCAATATTCAGCTGCATGATTTCCATCAGAAGCTTGTATTATTGGAACAGGAGTACCACGAACCATAAATGAATTTGCAGGAAATACGGAACTCCAAGTCATATACTGTGTACCAATATTTAAGATAAAGGGAGATAAATCTCCCCAACCCAATATTTCACCAATAGGAAAACTCAATAATCTTTGTC